TACGCAAGACTGGTACTGCTGAGTTCCCCATCATCCGTCGCAGTGTTGACTGCCCTATGGTTCAAGCCATTGCACCGGATGGCGATGTTTTGTTTCCCGGTTACACCACAGACCCACAGAAGGTTCCATATTGTTTTTGGCGCGTGTTAATGACCGCCCAGCAACTCCGCAACAAAATTGCCACAGAAGGCTGGAGCGAGAGCTGGGTTGATTATGTCATTAAGAATTGCGGCGAAGAAGGCGACCCAATTAACAACAATAACAACAACACCAACTTTACCTACAAATCCACAACGTATGACGCTAGCGAGTTGTTTGAGATTATTTACGGCTACCAACGTCTTGTTGATGAGGATAACGCCGAAGGCATCTATTGCACCGTTTTCCATCGCAATGCCGTAGGCAAAGAAACATCTGACGAGTATGCCAAACACGAATTGCTTAATGGCTACGAAGACTATCCTTTTGTTGTAACCAAGATTAGCGAAGACAACAAACGCCTCTACGACCTCCAGAGTTTTGCTGACTTGCTTAAGGGCATCCAGTGGCAAACCAAGGTGGAGCGCGATAGCCGCACAGATCGTAACTCGCTCGCTACGCTTCCTTGGATTGAGCATCCTATGGGCTTCCCGCCTAGCGATATTCGCCCCGGTGGTTTGCTGCCCTATCGCCGCCAAGGGGAGATTCGTTATGGCCCAGTACCACAATATAACCCCGGCTCAATGGAAATGGAGAACACTCTCCTCACTCAAGCCGACAAGCTCATTGGCTTGGACGTTGGCAATCCGTTGGCCAGCATTCAACAGCAATACTTTGTAGATAAGTTTCTTACCCACATCAAGGATGTGTTGCGTTTGTCCTACAAGTGCTATCAGCGTTTCGGGCCAGACCAATTGTTCTTCCGTGTCACAGGCGTTTCTGACCCACAGAAATTCAGCAAGGGCGACCCTAACGAAAACTTTGACATCATCATCAACTACGACGTTCTGCACAACGACCCAGACAATGTGGAAACACAACTAGGTCAGTTCGTTCAGTTGATGCAACTTGACCGCAATGGTCGTATTGACGTTGATGCGTTGCTTGAAATTAGCGGCGCAGCCATTAATCCTGTCATTGCAGACGCCATCCTGCGCCCACGCGAGCAAGCTCAAGAGCAAGTGGTAAAGATGGTTACGGACGACTTGTCCAAGATTTATGCTGGCATTGAAGTGGGTGCCCGCCCTAATGGTGCCCAAGTTGCTATGCAAGTCTTGCAGCAATATCAACAGCAACCTGACGTTATGCAGCGTTTACAACAGGATAAGGCTTTTGCGGCCCGCTTCCAGAAGTATGCCCAGCAATACCAGTTCCAAATGCAGCAAGCTCAGAACGCCGAGATTGGCCGTATTGGTACGGCTCCTGCCGAGATGGGTGGTATGTCAACTCAAGGTATGCAACAAGCCCCAATGGGTATGGCTCCCGGCTCACAACAACAGTAATTCATGGACATCAAGAAACTAGAACAGCTCTCGCACAACGAAACATTTGTTGATTTCCTTGAGGAGATTCACGGCACCCGTGAGTCCCTCATCCAGCAATTGCATGATGTAAGTGCTGATCGTATTCAGCAAATTAGTGGGCGCATTCTGCAATGCGACGAAATCCTTGTAGCTGGTGGGTTCAATCAAATCCAGCTTAGAAACATGGGGCGATAGTGGAGCCCCCGATAGGGATTGAACCTACGACAGCCAGTTTACAAAACTGGTGCTCTACCACTGAGCTACAAGGGCACTAAGACATTTTTGCGTTAGGTCATAAAATAGCAAGAAAATTCTTTGCTATGATGGCCCTACGCAATCGCTGTGGCGTAAAGTCAGCGGAAAACAATAATATGTCTAATGTCGCACCGTCCGCCGCTGGGGACGCTAAAACCACAGTGAACAATGCAGAGTCTAATATTACGGCGAGTCAGTATGCTATTCGTCGTTTGGGTGAGCTTAAAGCCAAGCCTGTTGCTCCTGTAACACAGAAGCAAGAGATTGACGAAGAGCCCACACCTAAGGCCGAGCCAGAGGATAAGGAAGATTCGGAATCGCCAGACCCACAGGAAGGTGGCGAACCTCAGAATACAACTGATGCCAAAGGCAAGGAAGTTCTTTCACAACTTGACCTAACGGAATTGTCAGATGATGACATTGCCGAGCTTGCTCAAAAGGGCAAATCTGGTCTGCTTAAGCGCATTGCTGAACTTACAGCCAAACGAAAAATGGCTGAGGAACGCATGGCGCAAATGGAGTCTTACATCCAGCAGCAGAACAGTAAAACCGCCCTTGAGCCAAAGGTAGAGAACAATCCCTATGAACACATCAAGACCGCTGACGAACTTGGAAAACAATCCGAGCAAGTTAACGAAGTGATTGAGTGGGCTGAGGATATTCTCGACAAAGCTGAGACTCTTGGATATGAGGATGTTGCCGCCACAGTGGATGGCAAGGAACTCACCAAGGCTGAGGTAAAAGATCATTTACGTCGCGCCCGCAAAGCGCGAGATAAGTATCTTCCCGCCCAGCAAAAAGAGTTAAATGCTAAGGAACAGCGCAAGTCGCTACGTTCCGCCTTTCAAAACCAAGCTACAAAAGAGTTAGATTGGATGTCTTCGCAAGAGGACAACGACGTTCGTCGCCAATACCAAGCAATGATGTCAGACCCACGCCTCAAAAATATTGAGGATGTGATGCCTGAGATTGCTCCACAACTCCCATACCTGTTGGCCCATGCTGCTAACTCGTTGTATGGCCGCAAGCTCATCAATCTCGATAAGCCCGGTCACAAGGTCAATCCGCCCGGTAGTCCTGAACTGTATGCCGCTTCTAATGAGCGTCCTGCGGCTAAGGGTGAAAAGGCTGTGAAAGATGCCAGAACGCGCCTTATGGACTCAGGAAGCATCGGCGACTATATTGCCTTCCGCACCCTTCAAAAAACCAAACGTAAGTAAACTTTTAATACCATGTCTTTTTCAGGCACATTTGATACAACCAATCCGGGCTCCGCTGTTTCTAACCGCGAAGACCTCACAGACGTCTTGACGATCCTCGCTCCAGAGGAAACACCTGTCCTTTCGTCCGCCGCCAAATCCAAAGCTTCCGCCACCTACGTTGAGTGGACTGTTGACAGCCTTTCTACGCCCTCCACAGCGGGCGTTTCTGAAGGTGCTGACGTCACTTCCTTCACCGACAAATTCTCTAACCGCGCTCGCCTCGGTAACTATATCCAGAAGTTCCGCCGCGATTACATGGTTAGCGATTTGCAGAACGCTGTTGACAGCGTTGGCCCAGCGAAAATTGCCCAAGCCGAAGCGAAAGCTGTCCGCGAAATCAAGCGCGACATCGAAGCTACCCTCTGCTCCAATAACGACCGTACTGCTGAAGACGGCGCTGGTACGCCTTATGGCCTTCGTGGTCTTGGCGACTGGATTGATAGCGCGGGCCCATCGGACGTTCCTGCTACCTATCGCACCCCTGCTGGTTCGATTCAAAGCTCCGGTACGTTCACGGAAACCGTGTTCAACAATCTCATCACCAGCATCTTCCGCGTTACTGGCATGAGCAATGGTTTGACGCTTGTTGCTGACACTGCGCTCCGCCGCATCATCAGCGACTTTGCTCGTACCTCCGGTAGCACTGACTACTCGGTTCGTAAAGTGTCGTACAACGGTGGCGAAGCCTCCATCAAGCTCTCGGTTGAGCTTTATGAAAGCGACCACGGCATCGTGTCGATTGTCAACATGAACCCTGACTGTGCTCCAGATACAACCAACAAAGACACTGGCTACTTGGTTAACCCTGAGTACTACGGTGTTGCTGAGTTGATTCCAACGGGTTCGACCCGTCTGCCCAACATGGGTGGTGGCGAACGTGGCTATGTTGATTGCTCCCTCACCCTTATCGTGAAACACCCCGGTGCCCACGGCAAGATCACATCCCTCGTCTAACCTTAACTAAGGAATCACTACTATGCCTAAACTCACAATCAACGAAGCCGCCTACGGCTTCACCGACATCGTTATCCTCGACTACGTTGACCTCATTGCTCTCGGCACTGGCAATACAAAAGCCATTGCTCAGATTCCTGCGGGCGGCGCAGTGGAACTCGTTGGCGTTCACAAAGCAACTGCTGCCGCTGGTAGCACAAGCACCGTGTTCGACATCGGCACCACACAAGCCACCCCAACAGAGTTCATCTCTTCGTTGGATGCTGACGGTATGACTGTTCCCGTGTACAACACAGGTACAACATTCGTGCAATCGGCTGGTAACACCACTATCAAAGGTGGCGCTCTTCCAGTTAAAGCTGTTGCTGCTGATACAACTGTTTACATCAAGCTCACTGATGCCGCTGTTGCAAGCCTCACGGCTGGTAAATGGGTTATCGGTCTGCGTATCATGAACCTCGCTAAGTTTGCTTAAGCTAGGCTGAGTTCGTGTTAAAATTGGCCACCTCTTAATTGGGGTGGCCTTTTTGTTTTGCATGAACATCATCCACAAACCACACACCTACTCCAAAAACGAAATTGACGGCGAACTGCTCAATCTTGTTAAAGAAAGTTTAGCCGAAGAAAAGGCTACGGAGTTTGAGCGCACTAATGTTGCTCGCGCCCAAGCCTCTGCGATGAAGAATCACAAGAGCATTCCCGGCTTAGGCAAGTGCATAGGGGTTATGCCCGGACGTGAGTATTTCCGTCTGGTAAAGAAGTATGGCTACGAAACGGTGCATAGCAAAGAATTTATGCGCTACTTCAACAAAAAAATGCCAGAACTTTCTCCTAATAAGGTATAATGCAAAACAAATCATACTCCGATCTTATTGCTCTGGTTCAAGCCCTATCGGGTGTTGATGCGTTCACTACGCTTGAACAGTCTAAGATGTTGGCAATGGCCAATCGTCGTCTGTACGAAGCCTACGACTTTAGCCCTACATGGCCCCGTTACATCGTAGGGGCGCAGGTTAGGCCAGCGGTTGATAATGTC